TTACAATGAGAATGCGAAAGTTGTGAGGGGGTGCAGAATGGCAATAGAAAGTTTTTTAGACCACAAGTGCGATATTTATCACTTGATTGAAACCAAGCCGTCTATCGGCTATAATTTGCCAGCCTCCCCAGCCTTTCATTATCCAGATACACCAGACGAGGCGAGCGTTTCTTGTCATTTTGGTGTGAAGTCCTTTAGCCACAGTATACAGCAAACACAGCCAGCCAATGAGTATGATGCAAAAATTAAGCTGACATTGCCTGTCGGCACTGATATTCGCCGTAACGATAAAGTTGTGGAATTGAGTACAGGGCTTGAATACACGGCAGAGCAGCCAAGAAATGTGAGAGGGCATCATTTGTTCGTTTTTATACAGCGGACGGATGCACAAAAGCCATTGTAATGGGTGCAAATGTATCATACGATTTCAGCGAATACAGAGCATTCTTTGAAAAAATGGCGGCTGCAAAGAATGACTTTAAGGACGAACTTAACAAGTGGCTGGAGGCAGCAGGAATTGCATTTCTGGAAGAGGTGCGAGAACAAATCATATCCCGTAGAGTTATACGCACAAGTTATCTGTTGCACACCTTTGAACGAGGCGGTAGTGATAATGTCTGGGAGGCAGATTTCGGAGCATTAAAGTTGGAAGTTGGCAGCAATCTCGAATATGCCTTATGGACAAACAATGGGCATAGAACATTTGACCCATCAAAAACAAAGCACTTCACATTGCCAAATGGAGAAGCGGCTCGTTTTGTTCCTGGTTATTGGAGTGGTGACGAGTTTATATATGACCCGAATGCCAAGGGGGGTATGGTGCTTAAATTCCATTGGGTAGAGGGAAAGCATTACTTTGATGCGGCGTTAAAAGTATTTGCACCACAGTTTGAAAAGTCGTTTGAGAACAAGCTTCAAGAATGGCTTACGCAGTATTTTGATTTGTAGGAGGTGATGAGAATGCTGCTTGAACAGGAAATAGCAAGCATTATGGCATTTGCTCTTGAAAAAGCGGGCAATCCATCGCCTTACTATTGGAACGTGCCTGAAAATTTCCAATATCCCGCTATGTTTTTTCCACAGCCAGAAATTGATACTGGCGGTGAAACAATGCGAACATACGCAATGCGGTATTCGTGGTATATCAATATCTTTTGTGCTACCACAGAAGATGCTTACGCATTGGCTTGGAAAGTGCTTACGGCACTGAAACAAAAACGAAACCTTGTTCCATTGCTGAATGAGGACGGGAGCAAAGCAGGTAGATGTCTACGTCTGAATGACCCGTCAATCAAAGCAATAGACAATGGTGTTGCACAAATATCGCTGTCGTGGACGAGCCGTAGACCTTACGACCAAGACGATACTCAAAAAATGGTCTATTGGGAGGTTGAGGACTGGCAGCACCCAGATATTTATAATTCAGTTGATATAGAAACGGCAATGAAAAATGCTGTGCAGAGTTATGTCAGCAATTATCCAACACCAGAACACGCTGGAGAACAGCCATAATTTCGGCTCTACGGAGCTTAAATTCAAAGGAGGTAAGTTTATATGGCTTCAACAAAAAACGCCGTTACAGAGGAAACTACGGCGGTACAGGAGGCAACACAGAAAGAGCCTACATTCAAGCTGGATGTGTTGCGAAAAAATTGCCTTAAACTCTTTGGAGTTACCCAAACAACATTTGCTGGGGCAACTGCTGAGATTAAGGAACAGGAATACAGCATAAATGAAATGAAAAGCATCATTGAAAATTGGTGCGGAAAGGCGGTAAAGTAAATGGCAGGAGGAACATTTGACAATACTGTGGGCAAAGTTCGCCCTGGTACTTATGTCAACTTTGTAAATGCAGCACAGGATAGCATTAAGGGAGCTGCGAGAGGTATTGCTCTTATTCCGCTTCTTAATACAGATTATGGTGCGGCAAAGGAATTTATCAGTCTTACAGCGGCATCCCCTGATGCTGCACAGGAAAAGATTGGTTACAGTGTATACGATAACGATAAGGCTGGCAATATGCTGCTTATCCGTGAAGCATTCAAAAATGCGGCTACGGTTATTGTGTACATTTGCACAGAGGGAAAGACAGCAGCAAGCGGTACTGGCGGTGGCTTAAAGGGTACGGCTAAATACAAGGGAACAAGAGGAAATTCTCTTTCGTTTTCTGTAACGGCAAACCCAACTGCCAGCAATGCTTTCGATGTGGAGGTTTATCTTGATGGTACAAAAATGGAGAGCTTCGAGAGCGTAACCGCTTATGATGAGCTTTCGGATAGCAAGTATATCACATTTGCAAAGGACGGCTCTAATGCAATGTCCGCTGTCGCTGGTGTGAGCCTTACTGGAGGTGCAGATAACGATACCAGCAACGCAGATGTCACAGCATTTCTTGATGCCGCAGACGGTGTGAAGTTCAACACAATGGCGATGCCAACCACTGATAGTGCGTTAATGGCGGCAGCAAAAACCAAGGTAAAATATATGCGTGAGAATGAGGGCAAAAAGTGTCAGGTTGTTGTAGCCAATATGACAAGCCCTGATTACGAGGGCGTTATCAATGTTGTAAACGGTTATACGCTTGACAGCGGAGATGTGTCGGCTGTTCAGGCTACGGCTTTTGTGGCTGGTATGACCGCAGGAGCTACCTATGTGCAGTCTAATACTTACAGAGCTGTTGAGGGTGCTATTGCAGTAAATGGAGCGTTGAGCCACGAAGAAGCTGTTGCGGCTATTGAAGCTGGAAAGTTCTTTTTCTCTTTGAACGAGGACAGCGTTGTTGTTGAATACGACATCAACAGCCTTGTTACATTTGCGGATGGAAAGGGTGAAACCTACCGCAAAAACAGAGTTATCAGAGTTCTTGACAGCTTTAATGACAGTTTGATGCTCAACTTCCCTCCCAACAAGTACGACAATAATAGCACTGGTTGGGATGTTATGGAGGGCGTTGGCAAGTCAATTCTCAAATTGTACTATGAAGTTGGTGCGATTGATGATGTTGACCTTGACAACGACTTCCTTGTTGACCGTGAAATGAGTTCTGGTGACAGAACATACTTCAATGTTTCTATCAAACCTGTTGATAGTGCAGAGAAGCTGTTCTTCACTGTGACCACTCGATAAGACAGGAGGTATAAGAAATGTCTACGATGCAGTATAACAAAAACCCAATCTCGATGAGAGAGGGAAAAATCTTCATTGACGGTGTGGAAGTTTGCGACCAAGTGAAGTGCGAAATCAAGTTTACACCCGATGTGTGGACAGGAAAACAGCTCGGAGAGATTACTCCGAGTTCCCGTTGGTTGGGTGCTACCATTACTGGTAGTATTACACGCCGCCGTTCTACCCCGTGGCTTAAAGAAACCATTCAGAGTTATCTTAAAAGCAAGGCTACTCCCGAATTTACAATTCAGGGTGTAATGGATGACGAGAACAGCGATTATTATGCTGATAACGGCAGCAATGTGGTTACTTGTGTGGGCTGTGTGCTTACTGGCGACCTTAACCTTATCAATCTCGACAGCGGTGGAGATGTTGTCGATGATGTGATTGCGTTCAACGCTAAGGATATTGTCTAATATCCAACCAAACGATAAGAGGGGCAGCCCAGCAAATTTGGAGCTGGGCTTGTTTCCTTTGAACTGGAACACTGATTAACTGATAGGAGGCTATTATAATGGCTAAGAAAGACCTTAAATATTTTATGCGTGACAGCAAAGAAGAAATTGTCACCGTTGCAGGACCAGACACGTTTAGAGATGAGGACGGCAATGTTATTCAGCTTGAAATTAAGAAGCTGACACAGGCAGAAATTCAGCGTATCAACGAAAATTACCACCACAAAGGTATTGCAACCGATAAGAAAGGCAACCCAATTGTACAGAATGGCTCTATTGTATGGAAAGAGGAAAAGGACAGTGCAAGAGCATCTCGTCACATTATTGCCGAAGCTCTTGTTTATCCAGACCTACACGATAAAGAGCTTATGGCGTTTTATAACGAACCTGACATTACACAGATGCCATTGCGTGTATTCTCCAAGCCTGACGAATATGCCCATGTTGCTCGTGCAGTAATGACGGCTCTTGGCTTAATGGATGACCTTTCGGATGAGGAACTTTCCGAAGAAGCAAAAAACTGATTGCCCGCACGGGTAGCATAGAATGGTGGGCGCATCTCCTTTGGCAAAGACATAACCTCCGTATGGAAGATTTTTGTGCTATGCCAAGGGAACGCCAACTGTTTTACATAGCTTCTGAAAAATATGAGGGCGAACACCCGTGCAGGCTTGACGTGATACATTTCCCTAAAAAATAATGCCGTTATTTGGGGCATCCCCATGATTTTTTCGGGGGGGTGGTATAATTATTATACAGATATTGTTATCCACCAACTCCCCGTTTTGGGGGATTGTTCATACAACGCTAAAATGATAATTGAGGGGGAATTTCGATATGAAGAAAAAAGATAAAATATCGTTTGCGATTGCTACTGTTGTAGTGCTGCTACTTATGATTGTTTTCTCAATGAAAATGCAAAAATCATCTTTTACGATTGTTATAATCGCCTTACTTTTGGCGTATGTTGTGTTTGATGTTTGCTTAATGAGCAAGTATATAAAGCAAACTAAAAAGGATAAAAAATCAAAGCTTGACAAATTTGGAGCAACTCTTGTTGGAACATTAAAACACGCCAGTGGGTTGCCAATCTCAAATGGTGTTTTTATAGATGTTTACTATTGCCCAGACAAATTTGTGTTTAAGAAAGGCGGGCA